CACCAAATTAGCGTGAGGGAACTAAAGCCGAAGTCTAGGCTAAAGGCAGTGAAAGCACAGTCGGATTACTGGAGCAATTAACTGACGCAAGGGACTTAAATTCTTAGTAACTCTTGGAGGAGAAGTTTTAGGAGTTTTTTGTACTAAGGGAAATTACAATGGCTAGTTATTCACCATCAAGTAATGGACAGTCAAATCTGCCTCAGTCAACGGTCAAGTATTATGATAAAAAGTTCCGCGAGAATCTGAAGGCTCAAACACCATTCGTAGCATGTTCCGAACGTTTGGACTTGCCTACAAAGAGTGGTAATCAATATGAACTCTTTATGTATGTACCTATGGCTGCTAACACAACTCAGACTCTTGAGGGAACTGTTGGGGCAGGTATTTCAGTAAACGTTTTGACTACAACGGCCACCATTGGCGAATATGCAGATTACGCTAACTTTAGCTCGCTTTCGTTAGCTACGGCGATCGACAATACTGTAGAAAACGTAGCACGTGAACTTGCATATCGTCTTGGCGAATCGCTGAGCGGCCTTGTTCGCGCAACGGCTGACGGTGCGGCAGCGGTTGATACAAGCGTTCTTACAAAGCTTGCAGCAGGCGCATCACCATCAACCGTATTTACAGCACTGAGTCTTGATCAGATTCGTAATGCTGTGCAGAGTCTTGCAGGTCGTTCAGTTCGTCCGTTTGACGAAGCAAGCAAGACATTTGTAGGTGTAATTCACCCATTTGCTCTGGGCGATGTTCTAGCTGACGCTACTAATAACTCACCTATCGACATCTTGAAGCACACTCCAGTTGGTCTAGCACGTATGGAAGACCTTATTTCTGTTGATTTGACAGAAATGATTGAACTTCCTTCAACTGGTGTTCGTTTCTTCCAGACTAACCAAGTTACAACCACACCTAGCTACAATTCTGGCGCTGGTGCATCAATCTTTACTGCTCTTCGTACCTACATCTTCGGACGTGACGGTATCTTTAGCATTAAGCTTGGAGCACAGGGCGACACAGGCTTTGGCGACGGTGAGTGGAGCAATATTAAGTGTAACGTAGTACAAAATGCTGCACCTAGCGTTGCTGATCCTGAAGGGTTGATCCCCGGATGGACTAGCTATCGTGTACATTTCACGACTTCACTTGGTCCTGATACAACAATCAGAATCCGTGAGATTGACGCTGCAAGCGCAATTAGCTAAGGCTAAGTCTAACTAATTATGTGGGAGAGAGAAATTTCTCCCACATTATGAAATAGGAGAAAAAATGGGAAACGTACAAGAGTCATATCCGGCTCAAACTACAGGTTTAGGTGTAGCGGCTAAAATCTCTGTTGTAGGTAACTTGGCAGGTGGAAGTTCAGTTCCGGGATATAACAATGTTGTTCTATCTAAGACTGGTGCTACATATGCTGGAGTAACCTATCCAGAAACATTCCAGCTTAGTCCTAACATTGAAGATGCCGGTGGAAATGAACTTACGCCGGGCACAGCATATGCTTTGACATCTGTTGCAAGTTCTAGTGGTTCTACTGCGGTGTATACAGGAACAATTGTAGCAGGAGCTAACGCCCTAGTCGGGAAGACATTCGTTGTTGCAGGTTATGTTGCCGCAGCAAACAATGGAACATTCATCTGTACAGCGAATAATGGTTCTACCACAATCACGTTGGAGAATGCAAGTGCTACGTCTGCTACAGCGCAGACAGCAACTGCAACTTCTCAGGAAGTTATTGCAGGTAATGTATACGCTTTAACATCGGCTGCAAATGCTGTTGGTGCTAATACAGTTTACACAGGAACAGTTGTTGCCGCTGCTCACAGTTTGATTGGTGAAACCTTCGTGGTTGCATCTTTCGGGACTGCGGCAGATAATGGCACATTTGTTTGTGTGGATAACAACGGAACTACAACTTTAACCCTTGCAAACGCGAATGGCGCAGCGGAGTCGGCTCAAACAGCGACTGCTACGCAGCAAGTAGCTGTAGGCGAGTATTCACTTACATATGTTGTATATGATTTTAAGACAACTAGCACAGGGACAGACAGCCCCTCAAGCACACCTGAAGCAATTGTATCAGTTAGTGCAAACGGTCTTTTGACTGCTCTTTATCCGGGCGGGAGTGTGGTAGAAGTATCATACCCAACTTTTGATAATGAGTCTGGTGTAACCGGGGCAGCATCAGGAAATCCAATGTATAACTTGCCGAAAGACAAGATTTACGCAGAGGTTTCGGTAACCGTATTACCGTAATCGTTCTAATACTGGAGGGTATTATGATGACACAAAATGATGACGTAGACAATATGGAAGTTCTACGTCATCACAATCGAGCACTGCGCAATGTTAACAAAAGCTTGCGCAGTGGTCAGAAAAGTTCTCAGGAACATTCAGATGAGTTGTTTTTGGAACTGTGCAAGTCGGAAACAGACAGTCAGATTGCGATGGAAAAAATCAGAGCGTTTGGCGGGATAGAATGCGGCTCTGGTGATTATAGTTTTATAGTCGATAAGTGCCTACAAGCCTTAAGCGCCATAGACCAAAGCAAATAATCACAGGAAGTTCTTTAGGAGATAGCATGGCCGGTGAAGGAACTAACTACTTTAATAAAAAGGTTGCACAGTATGAGCCGGTTGTATCTGCGGCTCAGCAAGCAACCGCAAAACTTGCAGCGGCAAAACAGGGACTTTCTTTGTTAGGTAAACCTAACATTACTCAGGCAGAAGCAGAAAGTTTAGTTGCTTTGTACGTTCAGGCAGAGTAAAAGACGCGGGGCTTCGGCTCCGCGCAAAGTTTTCATATATATGAAAAACCATATGATGTGGATTACTGAGTATGGATTAACATATATATGCTTGCGGTCACTTAGCCCGCGCAGGCGGTTGACTGCACTGCTTTATTCCAAGGGTCGCGGCCTTTATTTTAGAGCAGACACGTTTTTGCAAGCTGGAGGGCTTGATGACAATTACACCAGAAGAAGTCCAGAAGCTACAGGGGACACGCCTCGACGCTACGGCACCATGGGACAGCTACAGTGCAGAGTTAGATACTAAGATGACCCCGGAGTTAGCCGCTCAAGTGGCAGAGTACTCCACAAAGTATTACCAAGATGCTCCATCGAGTAATCAGTCTCAGGAGGTATTGGCAGAGTTAAAAGAAGGAAATGACGAGAATGCAAAGCAGTATCAGTGGCTGAAACCGGAAGAGTATGCAGATGTCGAAGCCAGAATCGGTAAGGTAATGACTCATGAGGAGTTCATATATAAACTTAGACGAGCCGGTTTAACATGCTTCTATAAGCAGCATCCACAACCGGACAAAGCTGTTTTGTTTGTGTCGCGCACTGGAT